CCACGACATGGGATTCTGGCGCGGCACCTACGAGTATCTGCATTTCGGGTTTCGGCTCGCTCTGTGGAACGTCACTCCGGTGCACGCAGCCGGCTCTCTGGCGCACGTCATGGCGTCGACCCTGGGTATGTACACGCTGTACTACCAGGTGTTGGTCCGCTCGCTTTTTGGGATTCCACTGTCCCTGACGCCTTTCGGTTTCGCGGTGTCGTGCGTGATCTGGCTCGCGATGTACTCAAAGCCGTCGTCCCTCTCCAACTACGTCTATGATATCCTCGCAGACGCCTTCTCTCTTGTGTTCATCAATATGTACACATCAGCGGGCCTCCCTGAGGACTCTGCGTACAAGGCGTCCATGTTTTCCAAGTTCGCTGCTGGCCTCTTCTGCGGGTTTTCGTTTTCCTCGACTACCACGTACATACTATATTCGGCCATCTTCGGATTTACCGGATTAGGTGTGTTTGTGGTACCCATGTACGGCACATTCATGGCTGGCTACACGTTCATATGCTGGTGGGGATTCTATCAGAGTCCTCGTTTCTTCGGAAGGAACGTAGACGTCAACAGCTGGTACCACTCCGTGAGGCTTAGGCAGATGGGCGTCGATCCGGCCACCGTACACGCCGGACTTACGATGTTGGTGACGTTTATAGCGTCGTACACTCTTTACTCCAAGCTGTTCGGAGGCAAGAGTACCGAGGCAGAAGACGAGCAGGCCCCTCCGACATCGGTCGTTGCGGCAGCAGATCGTGGAGACATGAAGTTTGTCACCCCGTTTTGCGACGTCTTTGCCAACAAGGAGAGCATGTGGGGTTCCAAAACGTCGTGCATCGACTGGCAGCCTAACCAGCTTCCGCTGGAGACGCTGATCCAGCGCGTTTGTGACAACCAAGTGCGCTTGGAAATACGCAGCCCAGGCGAGACATCTCACGTGGGAGGCACCATGATCCACAGCAACCTAGTTGCTACCGTCTACCACGCCATCAGAGGGCTGGAGGCTGATTCGTCGCACCTGACGGTTAAGCGGCTCGTCAACGGACAACTCGTCACCACTCTGGACCGTCTCAGCTTCACGGACGACGGCGTGCACACTCTGTCCAGCTGCACCCAACACATGGACGCTACGAAAGACCTAGTGGCAGTCTGCACGACGGGCCCCGCGTCCAAGTCTCTCGCCAAGTACGTCATTCGCTCATTCACGAGCGACGCGCCGTTCAACGCAGTGGTAGTGCATATGACGAGATCAGGCAAGGTGGAAGTCGTGCGCGGGAGAGCGCGCGCGGACACGCAGACCATCACCATGGACGGCTCCAAAGCCAAGCTCTACACAGCTCGTCTCTTCAGCTTCATAGCCGACGGAGATTTTCAGAGCTACGAGGGCATCTGCGGAGGGTGCATGATAGCGTACACTCCCACGAGGTGCGCTATAGTGGGCATCCTGGCGGCCACGTTTTACTACGAGGGAGCGTCTGGGGAGATGCGCGCACTAGTTGCAGCCCTCCCACTCACGGAGTCCAGCGTCGACTTCTCGCAGTTTGGAACTGCGGTGCCGTCGTCTTTTCCGGAGACCCTCAGAGCAGTCACACCGCTCCCGCTCGACGTACTGCCGCCCTTCCAGAGCAAGCACTTCCACAGCACACACGCCTTCGAGGAAGGCGTACTTGCGGAGAGGTACGGCACGACGGAGATCATGGGGACGGTTCCCGGGTCTGTCGTGCACGCCTCGTCCGCGACGCAGTTCTACGACTGGCAGGGTGACATCTGGGACGAGTTTCCAGAGTTTCGCCACGACAAGGTGGCCCCGATCATGCGCGCTACCCGCCTCAGCAGCGGAGAGTACGTGTCTCCAGGACGCCATGCCCTGCTGTCGCTACGCGAGCCTATGAGACACCCGAGCATGCCCTTCCACATCGCCGCTCTAGCTGACATGAAGCGGTCTCGCATGGAATACGTGCGACTGTGGGACGTGTACTCCCCCGTGGAATACAGAGGTGATGTGAGCCTCTCGTTCTCCGGAGTGCACGGGAGCTGCGTGCACCAAGGCATAAAACGCACCACAGGCGCGGGGTTTCCTTGGAGCGGAAAGAAGTCGGACTACTTCATCTACAACGAGGACGACACGATCCGCATGAAGCCGCTTCTGATGGATCAGGTGGACAGCCTCATTCAAGCCTACGGTCTCGGACAGAGACAGGGCGTGCTCACACGGGGCACGTACAAGGATGAGCCACGGTCTTGCTCCAAGGTGGCCGCGAGGAAGATCAGGCTGTTCGCCCCGAGCGAACTGGACAAGTTTTGCGTGCAGCACGTGCTGAAGAGCGCATTGGTGCAGATCTCAGTCCTAGCGAGGAAGAAGATGTACTCCCTCGGGGGCATGTCTGTGTTTTCGGACGAGTGGTCCGAGCTTCGCTCAGACAGGGAGGAAGCGTTTCCGCACTGCGTGGACGGAGACTTCCAGGAGTTCGACAAGAAGACATCCCACATGTGCCTTCACTCCACCAGCGTGTTAGATTTGGAGCTTCTGCATGAGGGCAGATACTACAAGACTCTCACACCAGAGCAACGGCAGGCGTTCGACAATGTGTACATGACGTGTGCAAGCGACGCCAACAACGCGTTGCTGATCGTCGACGGCGAGCTCGTCAACCCGGGCAAGTCGACTTCCAGCGGAGGCACGGACACGTACAAACAGAACTGTGACACCCACAACATCATAGTGAGAGAAGCAGCTCTCATTATCGTGAAAACCGTGTCGCAGGATCACGAGTCCGAGTTCCTGGATAAGTCCGTGGACAAGAGCGCTGCGCGCGCGCTGGCGGACAAACTGCGCAGCTTGCCTTTGCTGGAGAGACTCACTCCCATCACGGCGAACATCCACTTCATTACACATGGAGACGACGGACTTTACACCACGTCTGATGAGTACATCCCGCTCTTCAACCACCACGCGTTCCAGTGCGCGTACAAGGTGATGAACATGGTCTACAC